TACGGCAAACAAAATGGATTGAAACCTAGACATTAGAATAGAAGGTGGTTATAATGTCTGACTCAACCCCTATGCCTAATAAATGGGTCCTCTGGTATCACGACCCCAATGATAATAATTACTCTGAGTCATCCTATACCAATGTAGCCTCTCTCTCAACCCCTGCAGAATTCTGGTCTGTAATCGATGCGATTTCCAAAGATGCTTGGGAATCTGGCATGTTCTTCTTTATGCGCGATGGATATCGTCCTCTTTGGGAGGCGCCCGAACATATCCGAGGTGGTGCGTGGTCCAAAAAAGTGGACGCACGAGAAACCTGTGAAGTATTCATTGACGCAATGGCTCACTGCTTCGTCAATGGCTTTCTAACCAATTACAAAGAAGCGATCGTGGGTGTTTCAGTATCACCCAAAGGTCAGTTTCATATTATTAAAGTTTGGAATACAACTACAAATATTACCGATCGTAAGTTATTTGCGCCTTCAATGAAGATGAAGGCAACCGATGATATTGTTTACAAGGCTCACAACACTAGGCCAAAGTAAACAAATACTTAATCTGATTCAAGTCTGCTAATATTTCATCACGAATATTCAGCAAATCTGAATCTGTCTTTTTTAACATTCGTGGAAGTGAAGACGCAAGCCATTCATCACTCTTAGTAATAAATCCCCGAATACCTGAGACAGTTAAATTCTTAACAGGAAGTGTCTTTTTGATATACGGACGTCCATAGCGGCCCATATAGGCTTCTATGAACTTGTCAATATTGGTATCCAATGCTGTAACTAAATCATCTGTGGCTTTGTGTTCAGCAAAAGATCGTGTTTGCCAATGATACAATTTAACTTGAGCTCGTATATGAAAAAACATAGTCACAATTTCACCGCCTTTCTTTGCTTTTCGTGTCTTAGTTCGACCACCAAATAATGAAGTTACATTACGTCGTGTTGCATTGGTTGCGATTCCTTGAGGGATTTTTGTTTTTGCTACGGCTTCATTGTATATTTTCTTCTTTTCTTCAGATGTTAATCTTCGTCTTTCTCTGTAAAAAGCATTTCGTTCTGCTTCAGAAAGTATCTTTTTAGGATCTGTAGGTGATGGTGGGTGACGAGGTGGTAGAGCTGCCACAGGTGTTGGAGAGACAGGAGGAGTTCCAAAAGTAGAAGTAGGTGTAGGAGGCAAAGAATTTACCTCCTTCGGGCGATAGATGCCCTCTACTTTCATATCATATAAAGAAGCTCTCTCAAATGAATCTTCAGACTCAGCATCCCATCGTGATTGCCATTCGGCTTTCTGTTCGGGTGTCCAGTAAGTGTCCATTACTCTAATGCAGACAAACTTATAAAGTCAGGATTCCAGTTAACTAGCCAACCTTCTTTGAAGATATAACTAAGATATCCATCCAGACGCTTATATTCAGTTGCGTGTCCAAAGTCAATGACCCAAATACGCCCATCCTTAAATGTAAAGTTATACGGCGTTACATCCCGATATTGTATTCCGTGTTGCCATAGAGTTTCTAAAATGTCATAGATAGACTGTCGTATATCATTTGGAAGGTCATCGATGTGTTCACCAAAGACTTCTGAAATGGTAGGACCAGCGTGTTCCATCTCTATAAAGGTTGTTTGGTCAGTCTTAAGTACATTAGGAGATAAGCCTAACTCTGCAGACTTGCGCATGAGTTTTACCTCACGAACCAAATCCTTCTTGGGTGTTTTTGTGAATTCTTTGCGATACATGTTAACCTAAGGTTGAAGTTTAAGACCAAATCAGATCCATTTTATGTAGACCATGTTCCACCTAATCCTACATGATACAACGCAATTGGTTGTATAGGACGTCCTTTAGTTCGGAGATCTTCAAGTGCATTTTTCTGAAGCCACATAGTTGGACTGACTTGAATACTTGCGTCATTAGGGAGTGCAGCTCGCAATAAGTATGGGTTAGGTTCTGCAGGACGAGTACTTCCAGACATCGGGAATGGATAAATTTGTTCTGTCTTCAGCATCTTAACAGCATCTGCTCTAGGATCCACTATTGCTTTTCGTAAATAATAGGGTCCAGTTGTTTGATTGATATTTTGATCTTCCAAATCAATCTGGGCTAAAACATTGTCATCTAAAATACGTGCTAAAACATCTGACATCTTTGATGCTGCAAAGAAGCTATTGGATAAATATTTATTACCATTTGCTCCAGTACATTCAAGTTCGCATGGATCTTCATTACATCCAACAAACATCATGCCTTCTTGGGAAGCCTTTGATATTTCTTTGTAAAAGTCATCACTTGTTTCAAAGAGTGAATCAATGTATATACCACCTTCTTTATAGATGATCTCTAGACGGGCTAAATCAGCAACTTGTGCCCATCGTGATTGACCTGTTTGTTGTCCTTCTGTAAGTGAGTCATTTTGATACCCAATTGTTGATTCAAAGTTTGCAGGTGTTCTATCTTCATTCTTCCATAAACGGTAGGTATATCCATTACGTTGAGCTACAGTCTTATTTAGATCAAATAAGTATTGACGCCATGGTGGTATTTCACCGCCAAACCAAATCTGATTAACCTTCTTAGGTATTTGACCTTGTTTTGCTTCAATCATTTTTGCTTCAATTTCTTGTTGAAGTTTCATATTATTAAGTTGAACTTGTTCATCTTCAGTCAATGGAATCACTGGCATCTTTGGAACCAACGTTTGTTCGCTTACATCAGTAGGCATTTTGCTAGTTCGGTCACTCTTAATACGGAGTAAATCCCATCGGATACGTGATAAAAACATATAGTTTTCAGTAACATGAGTGTTAATATCATTTAGTGTTGAACACATTGAGACTAAAGAAAAAACAATAGAACTTGTAGATGAAAAGAACATTGGTTTTGTAATGTCTAATACAACCGTTGAAAGGTAGTTTGTTGGAATACGAGCACCCTTATTAAATGCGATTATTTCAATCGTCTCTCCAGGTTGTTTTACCTTTTCACCAATCCATACATCTACACCTTGAAGAAGATGATATAAAATTTCAGGAATTGGAGTTGTGTATGGTAAAATAGCTGGACTTGGAGGAAGTGTTTTTTTCATCTTCATCACAGCTTTCTTATTTTCATCTACAATGCTATTGAAGATTCCATATCGTTGATCGTAAGGTACTATATCCATCATTTTTCGTTCGCGATTAACAGTAATATACTTCAAATAGGGTCCAAGTGAATCTACTGTATTATTGTTTGGAAAGAAGATGTACTCATAAAACACTCCAGCATACCTGAAACACTCTGTTCGTCTATTGATTTCTTCAACATAGTTTTCAGGAATACGATTACTAGCAGCACCTTGTTCTGAAGCGGCTTCTTCTGCTGTCAAACACGCAGGGTGTTCAATAATAGCGTCATCAATATTTGCAGCTCCATCCCAAGTAAAATTGCTATACTTGTCGGTCAACCAGAGATATTCAATAGGAAGTTGAATGATATTTGTATCTAAAATCTTATTCTTCATCGTAAACATCATTGACAATACACGATCTTCAGCTTTTTTATAGTTAGTTGGTTTATTGTTTGCTTGATTCCAGTCCTTTAGTAAACGAAACGCAGCAGGTGTATTTGCATAAAACATTGTACCGCCAGATGTTTCAAATATATATGGATCAAAACACTGCCAATCCTTGAATCGTATGTTTGTTCGTGGATCTGAATTCCAACCGTGTGCCATGAAATCTACACCTTGAATATCAAATATTTTTGGATACTTATGAACGAGCATATCACCGTCAATGTAGAGAACTCCTCTTCCTCCACACGATTCAAGTGCTTTTCTAATGAACATAGGTTTAGCATTAATCGCAGATTGATAGAACTTTGGCCAATTCAAAGTGAATTCAGGATATTCAACTGTTAAGTAGTTACAGTTAGCTGCTCTACACGCATTTTCCCATCTTTGAAGCATATCATTAAAAATCATAGGTTGTTCAACTAGTCCTCCATATTCAGGTTGTGTTCCTTCAGGAGCAAGGGGTTCTCTCTTATACTTTTCAATATATCGTTTTAAACCGTCTATCACATTCTCTTTATTAAAAAAATCTTTCAAAGTCATATTACGCTTAACTTTTGCTTCATTCCATTTTCTTTTGGTTTCTTCTGAGTTATCAATCGGTGTATTATCACGACCTGTGACTGCATTACGCAAAGGTCTGAATACATTTTGCATAAATTCTTTATATGAACGATCCGTTTCATCTTCTTCAAGTTCTGATTCTAACTCCTCTTTAGCTCTTTCTACATACATTTCTGGACAAGGCCATTGAGTGTTTGGATTTGGTTTACCATTGCCCCACCAATACGTAGCAACTACAAAACGACTTGCTGGATTAACAATCACAGGAACAAGTGGGTGTGCGTCTACAGCGGCTTGGGCATATTTGGCATCTTCTTCACCACCTCCACCACGTGGCGTCTTGCGACGTCTGGAGGGGATTTTTCTGGGGGTCTTTGGCATTATATTCTGAGAAGAAGTAGTTTTAGGCAGTTGAAGCAGGCAAGGGCATCAAACATAACTTAATATCGCCTAAATTCGCAATCACATATCGGATCATAATGAACCAGTCATTTTTCATATGAACTTCAAGATTATTTGATAGGTTAGAGCATTTTGTAAAGAGGACTAAGTGAGGTAGTGAAAAGGATCCACTCACAATCTCGGTGGACTCATTCTTGCTGACAGACATTTCAGAGGCTGCATCACCCATCGTAACAGTTTGAGAGGCAAAAGGACCTTTACATGAGAAAGTCAATGTATTACCGACATTTTTGATATCTACAGTTTTTGCAGACAACAATGTCATATCACGGCAGATCTTTTGAAAGTCCAAGGATGGCATTGTAACGCGAGCTGAAAAGACTGTCTCAGGCATCGTGATATCCGATTCATCACAATCAAGTAAGTTCAGACGGTACTTAATACGACGCCCCTTTTCACCATTCTCAATCGTGATGGTCAAATGATTAGATTCAGCACGAGAGACTGAAAAAGTAATTGTATCATCATTGGTTACGGTCTTCACAATACGATAGAAGTGATCCGTATTCAAACCCACGCTCAATTTGGACGCAGAGTTGTTATACTCATATTGCTCAAACTTGTTAGCGTGTAATCGCATATGTGTCAAGACTGTTCTGGAATTATCCATTGCAATCATTCGGATACCATCCTTATCAAATACAAGGTTCATCTCCACCAACATTGACTTCAGACCCTCGGCAAGAGTGCGTATGGGCGACGTCTGAACTGTCTTTGCAATTACAAGGTCGTCACTCATTTATGTATCCATGAGGCTCGGCGTCTAAGTTCTTCTACGCACCCGACCTTGAGAGGAGCTATTGCGACGTGTTTTGCTTCTCTTCAATCCAGCAGGAAGACAGCTCCAGAACTCACCCTTTTGGTTCATTCGGTAATTATATACATCATAACCAGGATAACACTTCTTCTTAGCAGCCCTAAGGCGTTGTTTCAGAGTCTTAGCCATTACTTCTTCACAAGAAAGGGAACTACTATCAAGACGCCCACAAGAATCAAGATAACAATGTCAATCGTTCTTACAATCTTTTTCTCTTTTTCAGGTAGAGCATCAAACTCTTTCATGTATTCAGGTGGTTTAGCCCAGCCCCACATCCATCCAAGCGCAGTGGGTTTCAACCGATCTTTACAATCGTAAATCATATCATACCATGCGAGCAGAACATATGCAACACATGCTAGTAAAAATGCCATAACAAACTGATGTTGCCATGCTTTGAAATGAGGCATCCAATAGACAACCAATACAAACGCAGAAAACACGAGGCATTTTGGATTCAATGCAAGGTGTGTTCCGAATAATCCGCCACCCATTACTTAGTATAGGTAATATAAATCAATGAATACATGCCTAATAATGCTTGAAATGCAATCATACGATAGGGGAATAATAAATCTGAAAGACGGGCAAATAATACTGTAAATGTAATCATCAATGCATCTGCTAATAAAATAGTCCATCCACCTTCATTTGCGTAAGATTTGAATACGTCAATCATTTCGTTCTGACCTTGGGGAACTCCTTGAATGACTACAGCATAAAATAAGATATCATGTAGCATCTGAACAAGAACTGCACCAATCACAAGTTCAAGTCCCATCACTCCTGGAAATAAGAATGTAGCCAAAAGGACTCCTAAGAACAAACTTAGAACATCTGCAGCTACAGCTGCTAATCCAAACTTTTCATACCATAAATTAAGTGCTCCTGTTGGAGGCAGAAACCACAAATGTCCACCAGGAACTATTTTGGTGAGAACAATAACTATAAAATCCACCCATAATGCTGCACTTAATAGAGAGATCAACCGCATTACTTGTTACGGCGAGTTTTTCCGTGAGCCATTCGTGATGACTTCTTACGAGAGACAATACGACCCCACTTATTCATCTTGAGATCTGCTTTGGTTAATCCACCTGTAGTGTGGTGAGCTGTTCCATGCATCACTTGAGCACGAGATCCGATTTGCTTGAGATGCATTTATATGATCTGTAGAAATAAATGGCTAAGGTCGCATTTGTATCCTTTGCAACAGGTATTTATATTGAAAAGCAAAAAAGGCTAGAGTTTTCAGTACGAAAATTTGGATATGATATTTTTACATATACTACCTTTGAATCTATTGGAAGTCCAACGCATGAAGAATCACCCTATGAGTTTAAACTTCATGCAATAAGGGCTGTTTATATGAAGGGATATGATATTGTGATTTGGTGTGATAGTATAATTCAACTACTCAGACCAATTACAAGTTGGATCCCTGAAATTGAAAAACGAGGAGTATATCTACAAAAAGATGGTCATAGACTAGGTAACTGGGCAAATGATCGTGCACTTGAAGAGTTTGGAGTTAAACGAGATGATGTAATGGCGGAAGGTACTACAATCTATGCATGTGTAATGGCATTTGATTTTAGACATCCAATTACTAAGCGTTTTTTGTATAGGTGGAAGCAATGTGCAGATAAGGGACTTTTTCGAGGAAAATGGAATAATAAAGATAGAACTGAAAGTCAAGATCCTAGATGTGAAGGACATCGTCATGATCAAACATGTGCTGAACTAGTAGCTCGTGAACTAGAGATTAAAGTTGGACCTCGTGTAATGTGGATTGATTCTGAAGCTAAACCTGAACGATATTTTACATCTAGGAGATAAATTGAATCTTTCCAGTTCCAGACCAATGTCCTTGAGATGTTAAATCACTCTTAAACTCATTTGGAATCTTTGACCAGAAGTTACTTCTCATTCCTTCAAAGTGATGAATGTCATCGCAAATCAATATTCCTTTATAGTTATTATCACGAAGCCATTCATAAAAGATATATTCATCCTTACCTTCGTGTGGATCAATATCTAAAAAGATAAGAGGACTTGCAAGGATTCTTTCTTTCCAAAGTTCACGGTCAGGTGTATCGTTCACAATGTTAGCTAAATGATATACTATATTAGATCTTTCTGGAAGAGGATGTGAATGTACTAAATCAAATGAATGAACTGTATTAGTTTGATTAAATGCTAGTGCTAAAGCTGAAGCACCCATCCAAGTTCCTATATCAAAGATTTCCTTTCCATTGAATTCACTGCTCAACTTTTTAAGAAGATGGTAATGTTCTTGTCCAGGAGGACGATTGAATACAGATTTATTTAAAACACATCCAGTTAAATCCATTTATACATCTCAATGAGAAAACTTACCTTGTATAATCCCTCGGAATGCATCATCTGTATGTTGTTCTGAAATATGAGAGACACCTTTTTGAATTTTATATCCCTTTAATCTTCCTTCAGCAAGACCACAAGCAATGCAAAGGCCAAATACACGCTCTAATGAACCTGCTAAATGACGTGTTTGATTATTAAGAGCTGCAAGAAGTACATTTGTATCATGTTCTACAAAAGGCATAATATGAAGAAAGAATGAAGTTGGAATGATGAATGTATGATATAGAAAAATAGGATACTTTATGAGAACTTCAAATGTATGTGAAGTACCATAATATTGGTTGTAAGTATTCAAAAAATTACTTTCCCAAAACTGAATTGGAAACAGATTCCAAACATCTGTAATCACATATGGAAAATATCCATACACATGATCATCAACCAATAGAGTAGGTATGCTAGATCTAGCAAACTTCATATCATATTGTCCAAACCCTATAAACTTGGAAGTTAGATAACTTGGATTTCTATACAAGTGAAAGAAAACACTATTTTGATAAAAATGATTGATCTGAAGACCTGGATTATATAATCTCATTTGATGTTCGTAGATAATAGGGTAATTTTTCATTCTTAGAGGAATAGATTTAGGTATGGTTTCATTGACACCTACCCATATAAATGTTTTGAGTTCTTCATGTTGTAAAAACTCTCTTGTATTTTCAGGATACAATACCTTATGAAAGACTATATAAAACGCTAAAGGACGTTCCATTCTTATTCAAAAGATTATAACTTAAATCGACCATTCACAAGTATATGCCTACCAGATTTTGAAACAATACGGGAATTTGTATCTACAAACTCAGGTCCATCTACCCTTCCGCAGTAAAAATGATCCGTAAAAGGAAATGGAAATTCAACTACATATTCACCTCTCATTCCACGATTGTTGCTACAATGAACCAATAAGCGATTCTTTACACGATTGTAAATATATATTCCTAAAAAACTTTGATCTACACCATCTTTACCAAAACCAAGATCAATTGGATTATTCAAAAATATTGTAAATAATTCACGTATGTTAATTTCTGGAACTTTATGCATACCCCATAATCCTGCTAAGATATATGCACCATGTTCTTTATGATCTCGGATTACATGAGCAATAAACTGTGGCTTACTCAAAAAATCATTGATAGCCCAACGATCTTTCCAATGAACTCTACTGTCTGCATCGCGAACAAACATAGTTTCAACTTCAGGCTCATCAATTGCAAAGAGTCTTTCAAGACGATTAATAGTTCCTAGTTTTCCAGTATGTTTCAAAACTACATTTGAGTATTGAGAAACTTGTTGAAGAAACTCAGAGTCTACATCAGGAGATACATATAAATAGACCTTCCAATCTGAAAAATGATTTTGAATCAACTCAATATTTTGAATCATTGGAGTTGGATAGTATCTAGGATTTGGGGGCCCATATAAGCAAAAAGAAAATACTTTAACCATTGTAATGATCTCCGGAAAGAGTTTCGCAGATCGGTGCACTTGGATTTATGATCCACGATATAGAGAACGACCATTCTTACAATGGGGTTCACGACAAGGAGATTGGATATTCATTAACGGAGATTATTTAGATCAGTTTTTAAGTATTCGTCTTGCAACACCCAAACGATTCAATATAATCATACATAACTCAGATAAACCACTAGATGCAGAGAGATTCCTGAGAACTCTTCCACGCGCACTTCATATTTATGCGATTAATACAACTATTCATCATCAACAATTAACTACAATTCCTCTTGGATTTCTAGATAGAGATCTAGAGATTCTTCCAATGATTCGTCCATCTTCTGAAAGAAACATTGAAATCTATTCTAATTTTTCCAAAAATACAAATCCTAAAGCAAGAATGACATGTTTGCTAGCCTTTGAAGGAGATTCTCGAGTTGTTCGCAAGGAACCAAATGGACGAAGTCAAGATGAGTATTATAATGATTTATGTCATTCAAAGTTTGTATTGTGTCCACAAGGAACTGGTATTGATACACATCGGATTTATGAAGCCTTAGCATGTGGTGCTACACCTGTTGTTCTTCACAGCACACTAGATCATTTGTATGAAAAACTACCTATCTGTATCTTAAATTCATGGACAGATCCAATGTTTGTTCCTCAAGGAACTGTATCGTTAAACATTCAGTCTTTTCTACGATGAGCTGGATTAATCCATATTTCATTATGAGCAAATGTTCCAGTAAACTTAAAACCGTTAGCAATCAAAATATCATTGCATTGTTTCTTGCGTTCGGGAGTTTGTATTTCAATACAAATAAGATAGACAGGAATAGACCAATCCATTGTCTCAAGTGCTTCATATTCAGATCCCTCGACATCTAGTGACCAAAAATCAATACGTTTGATATTTGTTTTATGTAAAATAGTATCAAGCCGTATAGATGGAACTTTAATAATTTCAGTATTTTCATCATGCCATCCTTTAAAGAATTCTTCTGTTGTATTTGACTTTACAGAACCTACCGCATAGTTTTTATAAAATTCTACTTCTCCTTCTTCTTTAGAAATTGCATAAGGAATATTGATGGTCTTTGTACGGTTTTTACAAAGTTCCTTAAATAAAGACGGATTAGGTTCAATCAAAATACCAGTCCAATTTAGTATATCTTCAAAAAATTTAGTGTTTGAAAATGTTATACCATCATATGCACCCATCTCTAAAAAGACACCATTATGAAATGAAGGAAAAAACTGTTTATGAATATACCAATCTTCTAACATTTGTCCATAATATCTATGTATCTTAGTAAAATTTAAAAAAGATAACTTCATTACTTACACATCAAGAGTTTATAATCGTAATAATGAGTTCAACAGCTATCATTACTGGAATAACAGGTCAAGATGGTTCATATCTTGCTGAAATGTTACTTGAAAAAGGTTATAATGTTATTGGTTTAGTGCGGCGTTCCTCTACACCAACAACAGGTCGTATTGCAGAACTTTTGGATCATTCAAACCTTAAAATTGTTCAGGCAGATATGGGTGATTCTACATCGATTATGAATGTATTTATTCCATTACGTGATGCAGAACGTATTGAAGTGTACAACCTTGCAGCGCAATCACAAGTTCATACTTCTTTTACTCAACCTGAGTACACTGCAGAAGTGAATGGGCTTGGACCACTTCGTATACTAGAATCAGTTCGCAGATTAGGACTTGCTAATAAGACACGATTTTACCAAGCATCTACTTCAGAGTTATATGGTAAGGTAGTTGAGGTACCTCAGTCTGAAACAACACCCTTTTATCCCCGTAGTCCATATGGTATAGCAAAGTTATATGGATATTGGATCGTAAAGAACTATCGTGAAAGCTATGGAATGTTTGCATGTAATGGAATTCTCTTTAATCACGAATCTGAGCGAAGAGGTGAAGACTTCATTACTCGCAAAGTAACTACTTCTATCGCAAAACTCTATTCAGATCCTACATTTACTTTGGAAATTGGTAACATGGATGCCCAACGTGATTGGGGGCACGCACAAGATTATGTATACGGAATGTGGCTGATGCTTCAGCAAGACGTTCCGAATGACTTTGTATTAGCAACAGGAGAGACTCATACTGTTCGTGAATTTGTAGAGTTAGCTTTTAAAGCAGCTGGACACTCAATTACTTGGTCTGGATCTGGAGTAGATGAAATAGGAAAAGATGAGACAGGTCGTGTTGTGGTTCGTGTAGATTCAAAGTTCTATCGACCAGCTGAAGTAGATCTACTTGTTGGAAATCCTACTAAAGCAAATACTGAACTAGGATGGAAACCTAAGATAAGCTTTCAAGAGTTAGTAGAGCGAATGGTAAAAAATGACCTCATGAAAAGTCATAATGTTGTATAACATTTCCAGTTTCACGATCATAGCAGATTTTAACACTTGCATCTAATGGACGTAACTGTGAAGCCAATGTATAAAACGAACTATTGACTAAGTGAAGTTCTATAGCATGTTTGATTGTATCACTATAATGAAGAAATGGTTGATTTACAAACTTCTCAGCAAGTGTATGCCACGGATGATCTGAAGAGTACTGATTTACATTTGGATCGATTGTTAGAATTTGATTTATATTCCATGTAATGATAGGAGTTGTTGTATCTGATGATTTTGTTTGTACAAAAATGTAAGACATATCATTCAAAAAAGAATATAGTAAAATTGATCTTGAAGATTTAGGTAAATAAAAATATGTGTGTCTTATTGACGGATCAATGTTTAAATCTCGGTAGAAACAATTTGGAATATCATTAACATCATTACGTGGTAGAGCAAATAATCCACATCTAAAAACAGTTTTGTAGAATCCATTAGGAATGATCATACATTCTCCACGAACTGTAGCTGTAGGAAAAACTGTATAATAATATCTATCATAAAACATAGGTAATGTAAAAACTTTAATTTTTAGATTATCTATATACAATTCACTCAGTGTTTTTAGATTATGAGGTAAACAAGGAATATAGAACTTATCATAATTTATAGAAAGATATTGAACTGCACCAACTAACCAAATTTGATCTCCAAGACCTAAATGTCCTAAAAATAATGCATTTCTAGAATCATCTTCTAGTTTCTTTATTCTTAGATCATGACCAAGTGTTCTAAGCATTATAGAAATATAATGAAAAATTATACTCAGAAATAATCATAATATTTATACTTTATACAAATTAATCGTATGATGGTGGTGGACAATAAAACGCATAGGGTTCTGGATTCATCTTCTTGAAGATTTCAAGATAACTAATTCCATTAGATCGGATTGTTTCCAAGCGATCCATATCTACTAGCTCTGGATTTACCCACCAATCTTCAAACGGCCCATACTTATCAGTAGGAGTATCAGGCATAACAACATCTGCGCATAATAAAACATATCCCATAGCAGTGAGTTTTTGACGAAGATAATCCCGAAGTTGAGTTCCAAGATGATACTGATCATGTTCAATAGTCATACATGCAAACTTAAGTTGATCAAATGGAAAACGATCAAACGCAATACGTGTTGCATAGTCTACATCAAATGAGATATAGTCAATTGTTCCTTTCAAAAATGGAAATTGTTCCAAAGTTGTAGTCCAATCAATTGTGGTTACATCTGCGTGTAAAAAAGGATTATTTCTCTTCTGCTTGAACTCTTCACCAAAATCTTGATAATCAATTGAAAGACCTGTCCATCCTTCAAGTTCAAGTGTTCTTGTATTGTTATGATAGGTTGGACGAAATGATCCAAGATCTAAATAGGTTCCTTTACGACCTACTACATGTCTCGCAAAAACATCTTGACCTGCTTGACTTAAGCAAAGAACTGGCATTATATATCATCATTCTCAACGATGTAAATCTATATAACTTTTAAACTTGAAATCAATACTCTTGTATGAACTTCAGGCGTTGAATCTAAAAAGTTTGGAAATGGTCTTAATTTACATGGGCGATCAAATGAAAATGTATCATAATCAAATACAACCGAATATAACTCTGGAATATGCATGTACGGATCTAAATCAAGTTCAATTAAACAATGTTTATCACCAAAACTTTTCTGTTCTTTTAGAGTTGAGTTTTCTGCAGTATTAATAAGTCGTTTTACACGAAATCGTTTTCGGTTTAAGTCAAATATACGTTCTGAAACCGCTGGAAATGTAGGATCTATTGGATTAAGTATTTCAGTCAAATCCCATATTTCTTCATTAATTTTCTTAAGAAAGGCGTACTCAAATGAGTATCGTTCCTTAATTTTTATTATTGAATCTAATGCCAATAATTCTTTTTGAATTGCCAATTGCTTATCTGGATGTGTGATACGATCTTTTTTTATTTCAAGAATTGAAAACTTATCAACTGCTTCGCCTGTAGAAACTTCCAGCAACATTATTGATTACTGGGCAAATCTTCAACAATCTCAAACGTAGGAAGAGGAAAGATAAGTTTACCTCCTGCTCTCAAGAAAGCAGATTCTCTTGCAATGATCTCTTCTTTAAAATGCCATGGTAGAACTAACAAATACTCTGGAGGCGAAGCTCTCATGGTTTCTTCACTAATGATTTCAATACCTGTAGAAGTTGTGCGTCCAACCTTTTCTAGATTTCTTTCAACAGCATACTTGATTTCATTTGGACCAATATTTGCATACTGTAACAAGCAGTTACCCTTTGTAGAGGCTCCGTATACATAGGTTGTTTTCTTTGTATCCAAATGTGCTTTCAACTTTGCAATCTCAGTATCACATCGTTTCATAAATGCACTATAGGTATCACGATCGGATAGATGAAATTCTTGTTCTAGAAGACTTTTAAGAGTTTGAGCATCTTCAATCCAGTTAGATTTCTGTTTGGCAGCAAAGACTCGCATACTTCCACCATTACACTCATTCAAGCTAATACGAATGATCTTAAATCTTGATTTATTCAATATATTTTGAATCTGACGAATTCCGTAGTATTCAATATGTTCATGACAAATTGTATCAAAGCTATTCCTCTCTAACATAGTCTTTACATAACTTTGCTCAAACGTCCAAATTCCAGTATCATCAAGAACTTCGTAGACATCTTGTGCAAACTGAACTGGATCCGGTAGATCATAGAACATTGAGATAGAAGACACTACTTTGTATTTGAAACCAAGTGGTAAGATTGCTTCCTTTGTGAAATAAGTAGGCTTTAAGATCATATCAGTACTATAATACTCAGCAAATTGACTTCCAGTTGGATCACAACCAACTCGTATAAGAGTTGAAGGATACATATGTAGCAATGTTGCGTCATTGCTTCCAATATCCAATACCGCATCACATTCTTTAAGATCGATTAATGATACAATTTCATCATTATATGCTCGAAGATGTGCTCTCATTGTTGCACTAATTCCTGAACGGTAGCCATACATGTGCTCGTACATATCAGATCCTGCTACTAGATCACGAAGTTGAACTAATCCACAAGTCTTACACATCATTAATGTCATAGGTGTAGTAGGTGCAGGGGGTTCGCCTATCTTTGGAAATCTAGAAGTAATTACTTGATTTCCAAGATTGATAACATCTTGACATGTATCAGTTTTGCAAATACGACAAGCCATTTTATCTAGATCAACATCCCGCTCTTTAAACTTCAAAATTAAACTGGAGTTCCAACTTAATTTTTTGGTTTTGGTTTTCTTGGTGTTTTGTTGTTTAGTTGCTGTATGCTAGGCCGCCCATGCCTGACATGACTCGCAACACATTGTAGTTGACTGCATAAACTCGCACCTGAGCAGTTCGGCCACCTCGGACGGTGTTGACTGAGACCGTGAGCTGGAGGGTTGCCTTGTCAATACGGGAGAAGTTGCAAGTACCTGATGGCTGGTGCTCCTCTGGCTTGAGCGCGAAGGAGTACACATTGATACCTTGAGCAGGTGTTCGGCTGTGGTGCTGGAATGGCTGCACTCGGGAGAAGTATCGGCCCTCACGCTCAGTGAATCGGTCTTGGCCGTTGAGCTGGAGCTTGGCAACTTCAACTGGGTTCTTACCCTCGCACTTGACTCCAGATTGGAGGATAACTTTTGCGAGGAGGTAGTTGGTCGTGTCCTCAAAGACAATTCCTTGTGTCTGAGTTGTAGTAGAGTCCAACCAAGAAGCACCAGCGAGTGATGGACCAGGACCTGGTGCACCAAGACCTTGAGTGAAATAAGGACCTGAAGCACCATCACCAAGGAATGTAGGAACTGCTGTTCCAGAAGAAGCCAAAGAACCTCGTGCGAGCACATCCATCACGATACCCTCAGTGCTGAAGTCATCAGTGTAGTTGAATGGCTGGCATCCGTTGACCTCAACAATGAACTCTGCGTTAGGGGTACAGTCAACGAATGAATCTCGTTGAACAACCCAGACGAGCTCCTTAACCGGGTGGTTGAAGTTGAGCTGGATCTTGTTGGAGGAGGAGGTGATGGACTCAGCACCAGTGAACTGGAGCTGCTCAATCAAGTACTCGTGAGTCTGCTGGGCAAATCGGCGTCTCTCCTCGGTATCAAGGTAGATGTAGTCAATGTAGAGAGAGGCAGCAGTCAAGGACTGGATGCTGGTAGGAGGAGCTGTGTTGCTGCTAACCAACTCATAGTAGGTGCAGTTGATCCATTGCTCGAACTCAATGTTGATACGGACCTCGTGGTACTGGAGTGCAATGAGAGGGATTGCAAGACCAGGGTTGCGGCAGAACCAGAACTGGAGAGGAATGTAAAGAGTTCGGGCTGGTGTACCGGCACGAGGAGCACAAGAGTTGGTGAGCTCAGAGCCAGCGCATGAAGCATCCAAGGCATAACCACGTCTGTCCTTCATCAAGACAAGGTCGTGGGTATTTCCGAGCATGTCATTGAGAGCCTCAATGGTACCTTGGTCCTGAGAGAGCTGAGTCCAGATCTGCATCCAGTCACCATACTGTCTGTCAATTCGTTGACCACCAATCTCAAGCTCAACTGTCTTGATGAGACGGTGACCAATGAAGTTGAGCCATCGGAATCGGTTAACCTGTGTGACAGATGTGAAGTCAACTGCAGGTAGAACGACTTGGACATAGGTGCGGTACATCAAGTCCGCGTTACGGTTGATGACTGCAGTCACACGCTTGTTGAAGTCGGCCTGGCCGTTGAAGGTAACTTCAATGGACTCCATAGCGAAGTTTGTATGACGCTTGTAAAGCACCTTCCAGAAAGTGATCTGGGGATTACCAGAGATGTAGATGTCCTGCGCACCGTAGCTGACAAGTTGTAAAAGACCGCCTCCCATTTTGTTTGCTTAAGCACGAGAAAAATTATTTACAGGGTAGGGCGACGCGTCCATAGGAACACTTGTGACGCACCAAACTGCGACATATAGATGTCAATAGTGTGGGTTGTTATTTATGACCGTTTGTGATGACGACGAGTTCTTCGTCCTCCGTATAACTTAGAACCAGTTTTGCGTAGAGACCTTCGTACTTCTTGCATATCATGTGCACCTTCATTAGATCCTGTAGTATAATTTACAGGAACTTCATCTCCACCCCGACGGAGACGGCGCATGCGACGTTGTCTACGACGAGTAGCTTGTTTCATTGTTTAGTGATTAGAATTTAAGCCTTGCTGAGGAGGTGAGCCTTCTTTGCACGGGCACGGAGAGTGGACTTCTTGCCAGATGACTTGAGTCCGTGGGACTTTAGAACGCGCTTCAAGGCCTTGGCTGAAGGACCCTTGCGAGTGCCTCGGCGTCCAGCAGTTTGTCCTTCTCCCATAGCAGGTGTAACAGAGTTTCCAGCGGGGGTAGTGTGTCCAGGCATTTTGTTTTAAGCTGAGACAAACTTTCAGGATGAACGCGACAATTAAAAAATGGACCCCATCGGAATTGTCGCTATTGTTGGAATTTTAGTAGTTGGAGGATGTCTTGCATGGCTACTTAGAAAGGATACAAATAGATTTAAGTCTGAAATGATAAAATCACCCTCTCGTGAAAGTTTGAATATAATGGTTCAGACGGAGGATCCTATTCCAGTATCATCGTAAAATATTCATCATATAAACTAATGGCAGAAAACCTCAAAGGGGCTGTTCAAAATATAGGAAATGCTACAACAGGTGCTCTTGAAGTTTCTACACGAGCAGTAGACCAAAGTGTTAAACTTGTTGGAACTGCTGTAAATCAAGGAGGTGTAGTTGCAACTGCAGCAGTTGAAGGTGCGGGTGCAGTAGCTACATCTGCGATTCAAAATAGTGCTGAGGTTGCAACTGCTTCATTAACTGCAGCGAAAGACATTAGTAAAGTTGGTCTCAAAACTACAACAAATGTTGTATCAAGTGCAGGAGAGATCACATCAGCGGCTGCAAAAACAACAGCAAATGTTGCGAATGTAACATTAGGAACTGTAGATATTGTTGCAAAGGACGCAAACAAAACAGTTCAATTGACTAGTGCACTTGCAACTGGTCTCACAAATAATGTACTTGAGGGTATTACGAATATGAATCAGGTTCTTGGTGGTGTAGGTGAGAATCAGTTTATTGCTATTCGAAATAGCCAAGAGTCAACTAAAGCTGTTCTCAAAAGTGGAATTGGAACCAGTGCATCCACTAAACAAAAGCTAGACATTGAGTTCAATAAGTTTGTGAACAATATGAAATCATCTATTAAACAACTTGTTAAACTTCAATCGTCAAGTATTAACTCAGTTCGTGTATTTATTGTTAAATTCTATTGTACTGGAATGTTTGCCCGATTATTTCGTTCTCAATGTCCTCCTAAATCTCAGACTGATCTAGCAAAAAATGATTTGATTAAGTATTCTCGGCAGTTACAGGTTCTCTCAACTACACTTATTGGAAACTTTGACAAGTTAGCAGTTGATGCTCAATCTAAAATCAAACTGATTCCAATTACAGATACATCTTCTATCTTATCATCGTATAAGGCGATTTTTGAAGAATATTGTGGGAAAGTTGCAGCTGCAATGGAAACCTATACTTCTTCTACTAATGTAATTCTTGAGAAGCATACTGCTCTATTGAAAAAAGTAACAGATGATGAAGTTGTAGGTGCTCGTCGTAAACGAACTCGTAGAAGACGTTCTCGTAAGGCTACTCTAAGATCATTTTAGGTGTGATATGCATTGCTTCCAACTCTTGCATCCATAGCTTCATCGCGTAAGGAATGGTCTTCATTACGAAGTCTGTCTTATTTCCACAAGCACCGCATGAGTAGATCCCCTCAACTGGATTCACAATTGCAAGAGTACCACATGTCTTACATAGTCCCGTCTTGAACGGGTCGGAAACATCCATCAGACGCTCCTTGGTAAACACCGAGATGCCGTGTGATAACATACAATCTCTTTCCATCTCACCTACACGCAATCCTCCATCACGAGACCTACCTTCACAAGGCTGACGGGTAAGTGATACAATCGGTCCTCTAGCACGCGAATGCTTCTTGTCAATCACCATGTGCTTAAGACGCTGGTAGAAGGTAGGACCCATGAAGATTTCTGCTTGCATCATCTCTCCAGTCTGTCCATTGTAGAGGATCTCATTACCATAAGGATGCATGCCCATATCGACCATGTGTTTCTTCAAGTCTTCCACCTTCAAGTGTGAATAGGGAGTTCCATCACCGAGTGTTCCCTTGCGAACACCAATCTTACCAAAGATGTTCTCCATCAGCTGAGCAATCGTCATACGAGATGGAACTGCATGAGGGTTCATGATGATGTCCGGTCGCAATCCAGCTGCAGTGAAGGGCATATCTTCTTCTTCCATCAACATTCCAATGGTTCCCTTCTGACCGTGACGAGAAGACACTTTGTCACCGATCTGTGGAATACGCTCAGAAACCGTACGCACTTTGATGAATGGATATCCATCTGAGTTCTTGTCCTGCCAAACTCCATCAATACGACATTGTTCAGAGTTCTTGTGAGTTGTAGATGCATCTCTGAAGGCATAACCAGCAGCATCGTTTCTTAGGTTCACAACTTTGCCGATCAGGACATCGTTCTCATTGATGATTGAGTTAATGATTGGTAGACCATTGTCTGAGATCGCTGCATAACTTGTATTCTTGTACTTACGAGTATTGTGTTTCATAGGCTTCATGAACTTTTCTTCACGACCCGATGTAACATTACGATGTTCTTCATCCTTGTACATTCCATAATAGAGACCACGGAAGAATCCACGCTCAACTGCAGATTTATTCATAATCACTGAGTCCTCTTGATTGTATCCACCATAGCAAGCGATCGCAACAATCGCATTCATTCCAAACGGCATTTCGTGCATCTTCAGAATGTTCATAGCTCGGGTCTCTACGATCGGACGAGCAATGGAGCAGAGAATGTAGGCATTCTTGTCAAGACGCTTTGCAAAGTTTCCTGCATAGACACACATGGCCTGCTTACCCATAGCTGATTGATAGGTATTACGAGGAGACTGATTATGGTCTGACAAAGGAATCGTAGATGCCATATGTCCTACGATCAGAGATGGATGAACTTCATGATGTGTATGGGAGCTTGTCATATGTTCACGGCTCATTGCGATCCTTAAGGTCTCTGTCTCAGATGAATCAATGTAATCCATTGCAGAAGTACACCATTCACTCCAATCCGATGTATTCTTTGGAGTCTTTGCGTCTGCTCTGAACACAGGTCTTACACATCGTCCTCCATCAGTCTCAATTGAGATGCTGTTCATCAATGTATACCAGGCAATTGAGATATGAGGATGAATACGGCGAGTTTGCTTAGCAGTTCTTAAATTGGTAACAAGACCATAAGGATCTTTAGTGTAGCCTACAATTACACCATTTAATGTAACAGAAGCGCCTTCATAGACTCGTGGACTATCAATCCAGACGATATCTTTCCAATCTTGAAGGTAGTGAAGCACTGTAGTAGAAGGAACATGTTGAGTAATTGAGGTCAGTAAGCTCATGTTCTTCACAATACCTACTGAATGACCTTCTGGAGTTTCAACAGGACACATGAATCCCCATGAAGTACCATGAAGCTTACGAGGTGCCAAGAGCTTACCTGATTTTTCAACAGGTGTTTGAATGCGTCTCAAATGACTTAGCGTAGCAGCATAGGACATACGAGCTAATACTTGAGAAACACCAACTTTAGTTGCATTGGACATAGTTGAAGATGCACCAAGTCCTTGAACTGTAAAGTTACCTGTAGCAAGAGCCTGTTTCAACTTACCTTCAATCGCTGAGAGTTTCAGGATTTTGTAAAGATTATTGACATTGAGAATTTCCATTGGACGAGGACCTCCTTCTCCTCGTTTCCAAGAGTCATTATTGACTTCTTGTACAAACTCATTGCGAGTATCATTGCAGACCTTTTGGAACAACTGTCTGAATAGATGTGTCAACAGGGCACCTGTAGTTACCACACGCTTATTTGGATAAGCATCACGATCATCGAGTGGAATTTGTTTACAGTAGGTTAGCAGAAGACGCCGAATCATAGCGCCCATCAGCATAACCTTTCGAGAGTTGTGGATCGGCGTAGTCGTCAATTCACCTGCGAATCGTACATGAGGTAGAAACTCAGAGTTCAAGAGTTGACGAACATATGCACACTTGTCTTCTTGATTGGTTCCGTATTGAAGGTGATTTGTCAAGTACTGAATGGCTTCTTGTTGAGTGAAGATACCGAGTTCAGATGCATCACGGAATGATGCAGCCAATAGTTCAGTATGTGTATCATCTTCATCAGATCCCCAAACAATTTGTGTGATTGCCCGATCTGTTAGGACACCCAATGCACGGAAGTAGACAACCACTGGAATATCTTCACGAAACCTAGGAACGCAAGCAGTTAGTGGATTTCCGAATCCATTGAACTTGGAACTCAGACGAATCTCTAGTTTCTTGGGAGGCATTGTGAACGATTCATGTAGAGACTTGATCTCAACTGAATGCGTGTGTTTAGAAGCTGACTTCTTGTTCTGGAAGATCATGATACGATTATCAGCAACCTTCTCTTGACAAAGAATGGTTCGTTCAGATCCGTGAATGATGAAATATCCAAGAGGATCGTGAGCACATTCGCCATATTCTGCAAGGCTCATTGGATAGTCCTTCAACAGACATAACGAAGATCCAAGCATCACTGGAAGTTTTCCTAATGAAATGCCTTCAAATACATGTGACTCTTCATCATAGGTATCCAATAATGGACCCTTGTAGGTTCGTGCAATAAATCGGATATCCACATACATTTGTGCTGCATAGGTGAAGTTACGAATACGGGCTTCCATAGGCAACATAGGCTTTACTCGTCCAGTAGCTTCTTGAATACGGGGCTTGATATAGGAAATGTTCTCAAAGGAAAGCTTAAACTCATATTTGTATTTCTTGAGTGTCTCATCTTGTTCGTGCCACACGGTTATTGGAGGAGTGGATTGAATAATCAAGGGAATCTTGTGTCGTACAAAATCCTCATAGGAATCAACTTGATGATCTACCATTCTTCTCACACCATTACTAAAGTACGCGCGAACTGCATCCCATTCATTCATGGTATATATGTGGGGTCGCTACTCTGTAAATATAAGTATCCGTTTTGTATAAGCGATGACCGGAGTCAAAATTCAAAAAGTAGACCATATTGAGCCGGAGGTTCATAAACCAAATCGTCATAAATCTATGAGAACCTATCCACGAGGTGTGATGAAAGGAACCCGCAAGTCGCGCGGAGGGTCTGAATTTGTAGGTGTCAAAGATCCTGCAAAGCCACCCCCTTCTAGAAAAGGAACTTTACGAATTCTTACCAAGAAAGGAGCTGAAATGCGAAGAAATACGATTAAACAATCTATTCGATCCATGACAGACGCCGGAGTTCGTGTCGCATTGAAGAAGTCTAATATTACTGTAAATCCTAAGACACCACCTCACATTGCACGAGAGATTCTAGAAGGGGGTATGGAATCCGGAATGATTGTCGCTAAGTAAAGTAATGACGTCCATATGGGGCCCTCTAGGTTGGATGACCTTACATTCTGTAGCTTCTTGTTATCCGAACACACCTCTTCCATCTGAAAAAACTCTGATGCAAACTTGGTTAGATATGTTTCAATCTACGATTACTTGTCCAAGTTGTCGTGAACACTTTGGAACTGCATTAGGATCCTACCGCAGGATATATCCTCAAATGCTAAGTTCTCGTGAAGAGTTTTTACTAGCTACTTTCAGACTTCATAATTCAGTTAACCGAAGACTCAATAAACCTATTCATTCATCTGTAGCAGCGTGTTTTGAACAATTACGTAACAATATGAAAACACGAACAGCACGTGATTATCGTATTGCATATATCAATCATATTCAGCGTTTTTGGAGAACTATGCAAGATGCTTCTGGAATGGCTGCTCTTAGAAAGATAAACGAAATGCGAAAAATTGAAAATGAGTATTTACAGAGACATGAAAACAACTTTGAAATAATTATATCTGAAAATATAGTTGTTCTTCTAAATCATTCTCTAGATGATCAAACGGAGACACCAAGTCCTGTACGAATTGATACACGTTCTATTCCACAAATTGGATTTAACGGAGGTAGATTTCAGTTAAGACGATGAGTTTTGATACATGTAAGTGGAGTCACAGGATTCCATGGAAGAGATATATAAGGATCTGTTTCCCAAGAGTACGCTTTCATCCACATATGTCTTGAATCAGGTCCTTCATCGTAGAGTTCATCTGGATAGACACCTCTTCCTGGAAGAATGAAATCCAATTGATCTTTGATTCCAAAAGGCGGAGTTGGATGTTCCCATGTGAAGTCTAAGGTTCTCTCTTCCTTTTCAGTGACTGATGAAAACAAAGGTGCTTCTGGGTAAGGGTAATACCAGCACCAATCTAAGACATCGGATGTTTTGAAATAGTGCAATGTCCATTCAAATGTCTTTTCATACGCGTATTCAACTTTAGTCCAATCTAGAACTCCATCCATCAAATGAAGAGCCATACGACTTTCAAGAGCATGACCATCTTTTGCAACGAACTTACGATCTACATCTTTGGCTCTTTTTAGAATGACTTTGAGTTCATCTTTAACAGCTCCTTTCAATGTGTTTTTTTTAATGAAATGAACTGCTCGTGAATATCCGTCTTCTCGCAATGAAAACATTGCAAGGTTAGGCATGAAATCATTACCAAAGCAAAAGATACACATATGAACCCAGTCATCAGGATCTATAGGCAATACTTTACATAATGCACTGATATCAAATGTTGAATACCCTGAATCTCGGTTTTCACGAATGAGTTTGATTGATCCAAGAGATGACTGAGCAACAGAAATCAATACTAAATCAGCATCCATTCCGTAGATAAGAATATCTTGACGTTCAGAGGGCTCCATCGCTTGAAGCCACTTGAAGATCTTGTGTTCTCCTTCACCAGGTTCATCGGTTCCAGAGAGAATACAGTCAGGAAAGCAGAATCGTAATGTGTCTTCCAATTCAATCATAAACGGAGTTCCAGGTGAGATTTGGTGTTTATCAAAAAGAGAAGGTTCAGGTTTCTTCATACGACGATATCGTTGTTGAACAATCTTTGCATAGGGAACCAATCCATCCAACGCAATCAACACTTTCTTTCCACAGGCTACATCCCGTAAGAAGTTCCGTAATGCTACTACGACACTTCCAATGGGGTTCTCAGGTTTCAAATAGGTATGAATAAAAGCATTAAAATCCAATCCTAATACTTGGCAATCTAAACGCATATTTCCAACCTCTTTTTGAATGTGTTTATGTTTTCTTAAGAGCGACGCAACGTAGTACGGTATGCCCATCTCTTCTTATGAGTTTTACGATGTTTAAGTCTCCTTCCGCTCTTCTTCAGTTGATTACGCAATCTTAAT